ATATATAACTGCTGGAGTTCCGCCGCGTGTATGATAATTATTCTGATTACTATTCCCAATAGTATTATTTTTTGGGCCGTGTATGAGATTGTTGATTACATAAGATACAAAAGTTCCATGCAGGCCAGGGGCATAGTCCACAAATATAATACGATCTTTTATATCGCCAAACGTTAAACTCATAGTAACTCTTTAATTTTCTTATCGTCAAACCCACGGTCTTTGGCCATCTTCTTTAGATCATCTTTGCTATTAAGTTCTGCCATTAACTTAATTTCATCAGCCTTCATTGTGGGGAATAGTTCAGCAATAAACTTCTCTGCTTTATTGTTGTTACCTTCTTTTTTCTTAGCGGCAAGCCATTTGTGATATTGCTTGCCCATACCCGGGCTAACAGTACTAGATAACAACCACTGTAACTTCTTATGTTTACTTGTGCTAATGTCAAAGAAGTGCTTGTTTAGCTTTTCATTGCAGCTCATAACATAGTATGCTGCTAGATCGGAACTACCTTCTACCGTGGCACCCCATCTGATCATAAGGAATGGTGAGAACTTTTTCTTTTCGTCGTCACTTAAACTGTCGTAGAAGTCTCTATCTTTAAGATCGAACCGCAACATCTCATTGCCGATATTTAATTTATCAACTGTCATTTTTGCTCTAATAGTTTGTAAAACAGTATAACACGGTCTAGCTCTGCTTGTAAACCCGGATGGGTTTTAGCTTTACGGCGTATATTACCCCACAATGTGGCTTCTGCGATCGCGTCGCGAAGATCATAATCTCTGCTCACTTCTTGCCTTTCAGTAGTGCCAGCTTTTCTGCGGTAGATAACATCGTTCACCCGTTCGTAGATGTATGTGTTATCTGGGTCAAGCTGGCTGGACATTACCAAATCTTTCCGTAGTCAACAACCTCACTTTGTCGGCTAATATCTTTAATGAAGTATGCACATAATGGCTTGTCGCCTTCTGTCAAGGGGACTGCCAACATCTGTCCAGGTTTGAGCTTGGGAAAGTACCACTTGACGTCTTGGTAAATGTCAACAATTTCAACTGGCATAAACTCTGGTCGGAAACTGGTACGTGGATTAAAACAGAACACGCTAAAACCCCTGTCGTTGATGCTGCTAAGGGGCACTACTTCTAGATCGCCGAAGTCTGGTTCACCAATTAGCAATTGCCAGTCAACAGGCATACGTACTGTGTGTGGCCCAATACGTAACACTAGTGCAGGGCTGTTGAATGACTCAAGGAAAATCAAAGGAATATAAAAATAATCCGGATCTTTTGGATCGCTATTATCCAGTACACAGAAGCGTACCTCGTCGATCTCATCGGGAATTTGATCCATTGAGTAGCTGGTATTGTCTAAAGTTAATATGCGAATTTTATTCTCCTAATTATTGATGCCATGGACTGGCCAGCACTGTGCTGTTAAACGTATAGTAACACATTTGTATAAACAATGTCAAGCAATTTGCCAATCCATCTTCTCTAATGTAAATGGATAGCTAGCTTCTGTGTAAAACTTTTTACGTGCAGTTAAATGCCGCTTGGCAAATTTGCATGTACTGGTGATATCCCAGATCTGCACAAAGTCTTTATCTTCGGCTTTTCGAATGCCGCGGCCAATACTTTGGATAACCCGTACAAAAGATTTGCCAGGCTCAATTAGTACAAGATTAAAAATGCGGGGGATGTTAATACCCACTGCTGCTACCCCATATGTTGCAATGATAATTTTGTTAGTGGATGTTGCAATTTCGTCGTATTCATCCTTGCGATCTTTTGCTTTAGTTGACCCACTTACAAAGACTACATCAGGTTTTTCACTTAGTAAACTAAACAGCGAGCTTAATTCTACCTGCAGGATCTTGCCTGTTTCTATTCGGTCGACTAATACCAGAGTATTGCCGCCCTCTTTAATACGATCAACCAACGTGGCCAAGTAAGCAATGCGTTCAGGGGTAGTGGTTAGATATTTAAGCTCTGCTTGGTACTCTTTATACTCAACGTGATCCTTTAGCTGTACAATGTTAACATGACAGTTGGCAAGATGGCCTGCTTCTTGCAATGTACTTGCTGAAAGGCGGCCAACCACAGTGCCCAGACTACAAAAGATACTAACTTTCTCGTAATCTTCTTTGGGGATCGTTCCGGTCAGGCCCCAACGAATTGGTACATGAGCAAACACACTGGTCAACAGAGTTTTAAGTGCATCGGCTTTGGCCATATGTACTTCGTCAACCATGATCAGCGCCACGCCTTCAATGAAAGCCATAATGTCTGCATCGCCTGTTTTGGTATTCTTTAACATAATATTAAGACTTTGCCAAGTACAAATAGTATGCATCTTACCAAAGTCCTTACGATCACCAAAGTATACACCTACATCAAGTCCAAGATTAATGTAGTCTGCTTCAGTTTGTGTTACTAGACTTTTATTTGGTACAATAATAATACTGCGACCGTACTTTTCGGCAGTAAGCGATAAGGCCGCTGTCATAATTGTCTTGCCGGCGCCAGTTGCAATTTCTTGTAGAGCTTGTGGATTAAGTAGGAAGTTGTTGATAATCTCAACTTGGTAATCGCGGAACATAATTGGCTGTCCAGCAGCAATATGCCCTTTTGGCCAAGTCCTATGTGCAAAGGTATCTTCCTTAAACTCATCAAATTCAACTTTATTGCTGTATGTACGTCGATCTTCAATTTCAATATCGTACCCGTCGGCCTCAAGGATTGGCAGGATATCGGGCAGCAGGTTGATATAGCTACTGCCGCCCAAATGAAAGAATGCAGCTTTGCCGTCCCATCTACCCAGTCGTACAGCCGGCTGATATTTGGCGCCTGGGATCTCATACTTAAACTTATCCACTAATTTCTTGCGTGTGGTTAGTTCCAGACCTTTGATCTCGACGTTGACTTCGTCGCGTATAATTAATTTAGCTTGCAATGTCTTGTACCTTACTCTTTGTTCTTTTATTATACACATCAGCAGCACAGTACACGACCTTTCCGGACCGCTGTATCATTAACTGCTTATCGCCGCCAAATACCATGCCCGCGCTACTAATGATTAATGGAATACTCTCCATTTTACGAATAGGAGTGTTAGTGTATATATACCTGTAGTCTGAGGAGATTTCATCTTTACGTCGACTCTGGAATACTTGGTTGGGGCGTAACTCATTCAATCGATCCAACATCTTGCCCGTTAAGTCCGGTTCGTACACAACAACTGGCCAGCGTTCCATCTTATCGGCATAGTCTAACACACTAGCAAAATCGTCTGTACTCATCAGTGTACCCGGATTGATCTTAACTTCTCTATTGGACATAAGATTATAAAATCTTGCTCCATATTCGGTAGTTAGTGCATTAATGATATCTGCATGTACTGTATAACCTAAGACAGCACTCATATCCACTAGCCGTAGCAAGTTAGCAAATTCAAAGCCACCTAGATGTATATTTACATAACTTAACAGGGAATCTGCTGCATTATGTATAGTTAATTGCCCTGCATCAGTTACGCATAATTCAATTACGTAACCGGATTCCTCGACTTCGCTTAATTTTTCAAATAAGATTGTAACAGCAGGGTCGATATCAAATTCGTTTGCAAGGCACCAAGCAACTATCCAACTCAGGTTGTATTCCGTTAGTGCAAATTCCCATCGCTTATTAGTGCGGTTCCACGCGGCACTACCCTGGCTTGTTTTAGTAACATCGCGAATAGTTTCAATAGTGTTGGCGTTATATGGGAAACGAAGGATAATAACATCATCTTCTATATAAACACGACGGCTATAATCCATTGCACGAATGGCCAGTCGCCACTGTGGATTTTCAACAGGACTTATGTCAACGCATTTAGTTGCAAGCTGACGTGCATACTTTAAAATAATTCTGCAGGCCAAATCTGCTTGACGCTGGGTAAATGGCTGATTGGTCAATGACTGCTATTACGTTTACATCATATCTAGCCAAATTGATTATAGGCTTGACAGTGAACAAATACGTTGTGATTCGTTTACCAGTTACTGGATCTCTAATTCCTGCAATTACTTCAATGAAGTCTTCGACGTATTGTAGTGACATTTAGGACAATGTCCGTGTTGTTTTAATTTTGAGCCAATCACTAGATCCATCCGTCGATCTACCAATATATCGCTCTCCAGTTTCAAGATCAACTAGCATCCATTTTTCTGGACACTTAGTCACTACAGCAAGAGCTTTGGCTGTTGCGAATTCAGTAACTTCGCTGCCATCTAATAGTTTTCTCATTTTAATAAACAGACGTGGCTGATCTCATTGTAAGTTGGGGCATAATTACCACGATGTTGTACAGTAATGCCTGCAGCAACATTAGCAAACATTATAGCAGCTTCTATGTCTTTTGTCAATAAGTATCGAAATGCAAGCGCAGCCAGAAAAGTGTCTCCGCAGCCACATACATCCGTTACGGTTGCTTCGGTAGTAGGATACAAGTTGCCATTATACATCGCACCTTTCCCTCCCATTGTAACAATTAACTTATCATGGTTTGATGTTCTACTATTATACTCTAACTCGTTAATCTTAACGTAGGCTCCAACGAATCGGTTAAGATCTGTTTTCTTTGTATCAATAAATACCGGACACCGTGCCACTGTAATGAGGTCTTCGATATCATTGTATTCCAGGAATCCTTTATTATAGTCTGAGATGACAATTGCATCATACGACTCCACTGCCGATGGTGTATTGCGATCCCATTTGAGAACTGTAGGTTCGTCGTCTACTCTGAGTAAATGTTGACCAGACCGACGGTCGATATACCTGGTCTTAATTATGGGTTCGGGATTAGAAACAAAATCTACATCAATGATATTTAAGTTTTCAAAATTAAGATTTACATTTGCAGCCATACCCGGTGCAATAGTAGTTTGTGTTACACGCACTAC